GGGCTCCAAAGACCTGTATGGCTGTTTCTGAGCCGTCACGCACCGCCAGATCGTGGTTGCCTGGTATCATCACAAGGCGCAGGTCTGCCTCCCCCCACTGGTACAGTTCCCTGTAGACTGCGTTCATCACCTTGACCGGCACACGCCCCTTGGTTTCAAACAGATCACCGGCAAAGAACACATCCCGCACGCCCAGGCGCTTTGCAAGCTGGGGGATGTAGCGCAACACGTCCAGGGCTACCTGCAACCGGCTATTGTTTCCCTCTTGGTTGACGTGAGAGAACCGCTTGTGGGTGTGGGCGTGCAGGTCACTGAGCACCAAAAAGCGGGCAGATTTTGCTTTCATCACTCCTCCAGTTTCTCTTTGACAGATTTCTCAATCTGCTCCAGCATGTCAGGCTCCTCCTGCAAGGCGGCACACACGTTGTCCCTGCCCTGCCCCAGCGCATCCGTGCCAAACTTGTAGTGGGAGCCTCTTTTCTCAATGATGTCAAACTGGCAGGCCAGGTCAAAAACCTCCCCCACCCGGTTGACCCCTTTGCCCCAGATGATGTCAAACTCTGCGGTCTTGAACGGTGGAAACAGCTTGTTTTTGACCACCTTCACGCGCACCTGCGATCCGATCACCTCATCCCGCCGCTTGATGGTTCCAATCTTGCGGATATCCAACCTCACAGAGGAGTAGAACTTGAGCGCCTCACCGCCGGTGGTTGTCTCCGGGTTGCCAAACATGACTCCGATCTTCTTGCGTAGCTGGTTGATGAAGACAATAGCAGTCTTGTGCTGGCTTGCCACAGACGCCAGCTTCCGCATGGCCTGACTCATCATCCGCGCCTGCAATCCAACATGGGTGTCCCCCATGTCCCCCTCCAGTTCCGCCTTGGGGACCAGCGCCGCCACAGAGTCCACAATCACAATGTCAAAGCCACCAGAACGGACCATCAGGTCCACAATCTCCAACGCCTGCTCTCCATAGTCCGGCTGGGTCAAAAGCAGTTCATCCATGCGGACGCCAACATTCTCTGCATAGTCCGGGTCCAGAGCGTGCTCTGCGTCCACAAAGAGAGCCCGCCCGCCGGTCTTCTGGGCTTCTGCGATCATGTGCAGGGTGAGGGTGGTCTTGCCGCTGGCTTCCGGTCCAAAAACCTCTATCATGCGCCCACGCGGGTAGCCACCAATGCCCAGCGCCCGGTCCAACCCCCAGGAACCAGAGGGGATCACCGGCACCTCCTCACGGGTGGTCTTGCCCATGTCCATGATCGTCCCGCGCCCAAACTGCTTTTCAACGGCAGTGATCGCAAGTTGGATGGCTTTGTCCTTCTCAGAAAGGGGCTTCTTTGGCGCATCCTCCGGCGGAAGGGTTGACAGTCCTTTTTTGGGTTCATCTTTTTTCTTGGTCATCACGCAACTCCTGTGTCTTGGTGTCTATTAGAACCTAATACAAAGAGGGGGAATTTTTTCTGGGAAGGGAGAGAAAAAGGGCTGGGAGGAAGAGGGGGTGGTTACTCTTTGGCTTTGGCGTCCAGCATGGCGGTCATCTCAGCCACGCCACCAGAAACCTCACCGTTGGTGCTGGCCTTGCCACCAATCTTGGGGAGGGGCTTCCCGCCCGTGGCAACCGGGTCCGCACTGATGCTGTAGCTGCCGTGCTCCGCGTGGTAGGTCACTGCACAGGGAACATGAAGGGGGCAAGCCGCGCAGCCAGAGTCCGTGTGGTTCACCTCTTTTGCGTAGCACTCAGGGATCTGCTCTACCTGCCAGCCGCCCCAGGTTGCAACCTGCTCATGGGTCATGGCTTCCAGTTCAGAAGCCTGCGCCTTTTGGACCCATTCATTGTACGGAACGCTTTGCTGGTGCGGGGGAAGGGCAGGGTGGCTGGTCCCACCAGTGACCTGCCCGGTGCTCTCTCCCGCCTCTTCCGTCTTGCCCAAGTAGATGGCGCGGGTCTGCTGATAGTCCTTGTAACGGAAAAAGGGATGATCGTCCAACTGGTCCATCTTGCCCAGTACGCCTTTGATGGCGGGGATGTCAGGATCGCCACTGGGAAGGGCAAGCAGGGGGCTATTGTGGCGCTTTGGCAGAATGTTGTACTCTGTTTCCAGCCCAGAACCAGAGCGGCTCACCTTGATGTCCAGCCCGTTCAGAGGGTGGCAAATCTCCCCATAGTCCGGGTCCGCAAAGAAGTCAAGGATCTGGCTGTGTCCCTGCCACGGCAACCGGAGGAACTTGATTTTGGGCGTGCCTACCAGTTCCGGCTTTTCCTTGGCTTGATCATCATACTCCGTCCACTCCGGGTCATCCCGGTCAACGCACTGGTAGATGAAGGACTGGCCTGCCCGCATCCGGCGGGCTTTCTGCTCATCCAGGGGATTGCCGGTCTTGAACAGCATTTCCACCTGCTCACAGATGTAGCAAGGGACCGTCTCAATGGGCATGTCATCTGTCACCTTCTGGGGGCAGATGACCCGTTCCTTCTTGGCACCAACATCCCAGTGCTGGAAGGTCCGCAGGTGCGGCTTGTGGGCGTGATAACCCTCAGAGGTCCAGGGCGGCAGCAACCGCAGGAGCATTTCATCACCGTCCTTCAGGGTGATCCATGCCACCGGGCTCTGGCTCTTTTTGGGCTTTTCCTGTTTTTTCCAATGGGCAACGTCTTCAGTCTTGACACCAACAAAATCCAAGTCATGTTCACTCATGGTTTCTCCTTTGTTTTTCCTTGGTTTTTCCTGTGTTTTTCCTGCATCCCCCCTGGCTCACTAGAATCTAGTATGGGGATGAGCAATTTTTCACAAAAAGATCACTTTTTTTTGCGCCCCCCAGGATGGGGACAGATAGCCGGATCAACGGTCACAAAATCCAGTTCCGGGTCCGGGTTGTCCGGCGTGCTGGAGCCGTTACTCATGTTGTCAAGTTCCCGTTGCAACTCCTGCCTGCTGGTGGCCTGCACACTGTTCCGCCCGGTGGCTGTCTCCTGCCCCGGCGTGCGGGAGGCGTCCCTCTGGCGCCCCTCCAGAAACCCCATTGTCTCCAGGGCTTTCATGCGCTGGGAAAAGGCTTTCTCTGCCACAGACAGGTACGCCACAGCCCGTTTTTTCTCCAGCAACTTGGCTTTCTTGGCAGCAATCCTGGTGTCCATGAACACCTCTGTCTCCACCATCTTCTCCGTGACCTTCTTTTCATCACGGACCAGCCGCTTGCGTATCTCTGCGGAAATCTCAGCCTTGAAGCTGTCAAACTCCCCCTTCTCATGCTCCAGGTCCAGGTTGGCTTGAGCCAGCAGGCTTGCCCAGTAGGCGTACCACGCGGGCTGGCTTGCCAACTCCCCCATCAGGTTGGCTTCATTGATATCAAGCTGTGCTTTCAGGTCAATGTCTTCTCCCTGCACATCCAGGATGATGGTCAATCCTTCAGCTTTCATGTGCTTGCCTCCGTGTTCTTGTCTTGTTCATAGGAATGTAGTAGGCAGGGAGGGAATTTTTCACTCTTCATAGAGGTCTTTGTGCCACTTGTTGAGGCGTGGCTCCGCAACTGCCCAAACCGCATCACAAACCTCCTGGGGGGAGTCCTCAGCCATCACCTCCACACAAAAGGAGCGGAACCGGGGAATGCCCATGATGTTGTGGTACAGTTGCCGGACCTGTGCCTGGAACCGGGCGTCACGGTCAAAATCATCCAGACTCCCGTTGCGGACCTTCCCCCGTGCTTTCAACCGGCGCTGGGCTGTCTCCTCTGAGATACGCAGGAGCACGCAAAGGTTAGGCAACACAATGTCATCACTGTGGGCGTCCAGAATCAAGAGGGGGTCAATGTCCCCACACAGGGCTTGGTAGACACAGGATGACACCACGCCGCGATCCTTCAGCAAGATGTTGTTGCGGTCCAACATCTCTCCCCACCTGCCGCTGAACGCCATGCGCCGCTGGAGCCAAAACAGGAACAGGTGGCGGAGCCAGTTCTCTTTGGGCGTGGCGGACAGCTCACGCTGGAGAAAGGTGGGCTCTGAGTCCAGGACTACCCCCACAGAGTTGTGGCTCTCAAACTTGTAGCGCCACATGTCAATTTGCTCTTGGAGCAGGTGGAACAGGGTAGTCTTCCCCACACCATCTGGTCCCTCTATCTCAAACAAGAAGCCTTTTTTGATCACTGCTCTTTCCTTTGCCACCTACCAGCGCATGAGCCGCTTTTGGTGGCGGTTCTGGTTCTCCTGGTCCCACTGCTCAAGCACCTGCCACCACACGTCCTCCACTGGCAAAAACTCATCCCAGTCCAGCATGACAACCGTTGTGTGGCGGGTCATGGCAGAGCAAAAGCGGGAGTATGCCTCTTCCAGCAGTTCCAGGTAGTTGTTCTCCATTTCCGTCAAAGGCAGTTCAAACTCACGCCCACGGTCACGGATGCGCTCCCGGATCACGTCTGGTGATACACGCAGATAGAGCACCACGTCCGGGTAGGGGCATGTGATCTTCATCTGCTCATAGAGGTTGAGGTACAGGTCACGCTCTTGGGGACAGATGTTGCCAATGATGGAGTTGACCTCCAGAAACACGGTGTCTCCCCCCAGAGAGCGGTCTGCAATGGCTCCCTGGACCAGCCCTGCCTGGACCATGTAGGTTGCCGCCTTTTCCATTGCAAGACGGCTTGTGAGCATCTTCACCTGCATAGCAAAACCCCACCGCTCCGGGTCTTCATAGAAGAGGGGGAGCAGTTCATTGTCCTCAACGGGCTCCTCCATGAGGTGGTAGCCAGTCAAAACAGACAGGGCTTTGGAAAGGCTGGTCTTCCCGGCTCCAATCAGCCCCTCAACAATGATGCGCTGGGGCGGACCATCCGGTGGGTCAATCCAACAAGGGGGGAGAGATGTTTCCATGTTCCTACTCCTTTGGGGGTTTGTATCCACACAAAAACCCTTGGGAGTCCTGGGCAGCTTCCGTGAGGGTCAAGGGTTGGTCCACCGGCTCCTCTACCCACTTCATGAATGCCGTGGCAACCCCCTCCCCATTCTGGCGCAGTTTGTCCAAGGCTTCCAAGAGGTCATCAAAAAGGCACGGAGCCAGTGTATGCAGTTCCTTCAGCAGGCACAAGGAAAGAAAGCGGATAAGGACGCGATCTCAGTGGGTGGAGTCAACAACTCCACACGGGGTTCAACTAGCTTGATCATGGGAACTCTCCTGATAGGTGGGTGAACAGAACAGAACTGTGCTGGGGGGTTAGAGGAGCCCCAACTTCTCCTTCAACTCCTTCTGTTTCTGGAGCAGGGCAGCTTTGCGCCGCTCCTCATCCTGGTTTGCTTCCGTCAACTGGAGGATTTGCTCCTGCTGTTGGTCAACCGCATCCTGGGCTTCTGCCAGTTTCTCCAGCCGGTCAACGTCCTCCCCAAGAGCCAGGTTCTCCATGCGCTTGGTTGCAAGCTGGTCCTGCAAGGTGTTGATGGCTTTGCCCTTCTCTGCTGCCTGGGCTTCCGTGTTCTGGAGTTTGTTCTCCAGCAGACGGGACGCAACCTCACGCTTGTCCGGCTGAACCAGAGGGACCACCTTCTGCTCCTCTGTGGGCTTCACGGCAGCAATGGCCTTTTCAAAGCCGTGCTGCGCCATAGTGGTGGACTCAGGCAGTCCAGCGTCATCCCTACGCCTCCCCCAACGGTAGACCCAGATGGTCTGGCCTTTGCGCCCAAACGCCAGCTTGTCTTCACGCCGGACCAGATATTTGCAGGCCAGCCACTTCTTGATCTGGGTGCCAGAGAAGTGGTTCTTGTTGTTGATGGCTTCCTGAATCTGCCACATGCCCCACCACCGGCGGGCTCCGATCTGAACGTCCTCTCTGGCGCGATCTGCCAGCCACCGGATCACCTTCTCCTCAACTTCTCCCCGGCGGGCATGGATGAGCCCAGGGTAGGCTTGGGTCTTGTCTTCCAGCCAGTAGTTCATCCGCTTGTCTTTCCCCTTCTCACGCTTGATGTTGCCCTGCGTGTAGAAAGACAGGTACAGATCGCCCAGGGACGCTGCCACGGCGCTCTCTGGGGCGTCCAAAATGCCAGCCAGGGTCCGGGCGTCCCTGGGCTGTGTCATGCGCTGGAGAGCCTCCCAACAAGCCCTCTTGCGGTTGCCCTTAGCAAAGAGCGTCATCTGTTTTGTCTCAAAATCTTGCTGTGCTTCTTGCATTCCTGTGTCTCCTTCTTTTTTTCCTGTGATTTTCCTGCGCCCCCTTGGTATTAGTTCCTAATAGCCTCACTCTTTTGGCTTCAGATTCACGTCTGTCAGATCGTCACCACCCCCCAGATGGAATTCAGCCGTGGGCTTCTGGTCCCAGCCCAGATGATCGTAGCGGTGCTGGTTGATTGTATCCCGGCTGGTGTTTTTGGCACGGGTCCGGTTGCGCCACTCTGGGTCCACATTGGCAAGGGAAGAGGGGTCATCCAAGGGGATACCCTTCCGCAAACAACGCTGGGTCTGGTCATGGGATCTTTTCTTGAGCTGCATGGCTGTCCGTGCCGGGTCTTTGATCCACCCAACGGGCGCACACGGGAGCCGATCCATAAGCCCCTCACAGGACTCACAGACCTCCTCATCTATGCAGTTTGCCTTGACCAGCCGCTCCTCTTTGGTGCCACATTCATGGCAATAGTAGTCATACACCTTCCAGGCCATCTATACCTCCTCTTGTTCCTCAACCTCAAAGATTTGCTCCACTGGAGTCAATGCAACCCGCCGCTTTTTCTGTGAGTAGCCCACCATCCCTGAGTCCCTTCCGGGTTCCCAAAGAGCCACCCACACAAAGAAGTTATCACCCAAATGTGCCACATCAGAACATCTTTGCAGCAGGTCTGAAAGCCTCTGCCGCCAGTGCGTCTCACCACCAAAGGCAAACTTGCCGCCAGTCACCTTGTAAATGAGAGGGGCAAGGTCTTGCACATGGATGGGACGCCCCAGCGCCCGGAGGATGTAGACTGCGTGCTGTTGCAGGGTGGCCTTTTTGCGCCGGTTGTAGCGGGCGTCAATGTCCAGGGACCACCCCACAGCTTTCTGGTCTATGAACTGAATCAAACAGCCTTTTGTGACCAGGCACCGGCGGGTGCAAAGCAACTCCATGCCATCATAGCTCAATCCAAAGCACTCAGGCAACCTCACACGCCGCAGGTCATTTTGTTGAAGCCAGTGACACCGGGCGCACAGATGGGTCTTGGTGCTGAACAGTTCCGGCACCTCATCTGAAGCAAAGAGCAATTCACATGACTGGCACTTGTAGCGTCTCAGGGTCAACGGCTGACAAACTCCCGCAGTTCTGGGATCTTGTCCCGGAGAAGTTGGATGGCAACACGGATGTCAAAGTTGGATGCGCCGGTGAACTCCTTCAGGTCACTGAGCCCACACATCTCAAAACATGCCGTGGTGTAGGCACCATCAGCCATGCGCTCATCCATGTGCTCTGTGAAAGCATCAGATGGCTCCAGCATTTCCTGCATGATGGCACGGTACTTGGCAGGCAGCTTGTCCACCACCCGGAGCACCTTCTGGAACAGGTTGACAGCCTCCTGGCGCCGGTGTCTGCTGGAAAGAGAACGGGACGGGGAGAGCAGATCCCAGCACGCCCGCCCGTCAAGGTCATCCAGGGAGGCTCCCATCTCCTCATGGTCCTGGACACCCACAACCTCATGCTCAGAGTGTCCTTTGGTCCGGAGAAGGTTGGCTGTGGAGAACTGCACTTTCTGCCACATCCACCCCAGGAGGGTCTTGCCCTTGGCTGGGTCAAAGTTGGGGTCTTGGGCAGCGTTCCATGCTTTCATGAGTAGCTTTTGCTCAACGTCATCAGCGTCCTCACCACGGGAGCGGGACACCACGCCAGCTTGCCGCTTGACCCACAAGCCGTACTTGTCCACAAACAGCTTGAACGCTGCCTCTGGGGTGATGTTTGTTGGTTGGGATAGATCCGTGGTCTTGGTTTGTGTGGTAGGCAACTTTCACCTCCAGGTGCCTGAACAAAAAGGGTAGGCACCAACTAAAAACTTTTCCTGTGTTTTTCCTGCGTCATTCCTGCTTTCAAATGACCCCCCTATTCTACTCCAAGAACCCCAGGGAGTCAAGTGTTATCTCCGCCGCCTCCCCCCTCTTCCTGCCATCAGAACCTCCTTCAATTTGAGGAACTGGGCGCTCATCAGGTCTGCCGGGTCCGTGATCACTATGTTGCTGGGGTAGTAGTTCTCAACGCTGGAGTCACAAATCCCTATTCCAATGGTTTCAACTCCCCGCAGTGTCAGGTCTTCAATGACCCGGTGCAGGTAGCGTTGATGGTGGGGCTGGTAGTCAGGGACCGCCTGCTCTGGGCGTCCATCACTGAACACAAACAGAATCAGCCGCTCCTTGGGGTCACGCCGCGCAAGCAAGAGCCTCTGGCCTGCCAGCCGGACTGCCTCTCCGTCATAGTTGTGGCAGTAGGCGTTCATGTGAGAGAGCCGGTGCCCAACCTTTTGGAAAGACTCATGGAATTGCTTGTAGATATCAATCCGCATGTCTCCCCAGCGTGTGTACCTCTGCTGGTCCTCCTCAGAGGCGTTGGCATACCGCTCCTCCTCATCATCAAAGCTGACTGTGGAGAACCCCAGAATCTCAAAAGGGATGTTTAGTTTGTCCAGAAACTCACCAAACATGGTTGACGCCCTGCGGGCTTCTTTGTACTTGCGTCCCCACCGCATGGAGCCACTCTGGTCCACTAAAAGGCACGCCCTCCCGTGCAGAACCTCCCCCACAGACCGTTGCTTGAACACCTTGGCGTATCCCTGGGTGAGCAGGCGCGGAAAGGCGCGTGGGTTCAGTTGACCAGAACTCTTCTCATACTCCCAACATGACTGGGCACGGGCAACAAGGGTGGTCCGCAGGTGCCGGGTCAACACGCCACTGTTTTTGCGGACCTCATCCAAATCCTTCAAAAACACCTTCTTGTCTCCAGGCGGGACCACTTCAACTTGATCGTGGCTGGTAGAGTAGGGCACATAGTAGTCCGTCATGCCCCGCACATCATGGTGGGTGAACCCACCGCACTCTTCACTGATAGCCTCTGCCGTGGCGCTCTCCAACTCCTTTGCTACCTCTTCAGCTTCCTCTGGAGAGGCTCCAGCAAACTCCTCAGCCAGTTCCTTGCCGCTACCCATAGGCGGGAGCATGGCTCCCAGCTTCTTGAACAGTTCCTCAAGGAAGCCCGGTTCTGGCTCTGGTATCTCTCCCAGTTCTGGCTCTCTGCCCATTGTGCGGACAACCCAGCAGGCCAGCGCAAGGGAATGAAGGGTGTCACCAGCCTCCCGCGCCATCTTTAAAGCTGGCTGAAGGGGCTTGATCTTCCTCAACCATTCCTTGTAGTTGGGGATGGTCTTGAGCTTTTCCACTTCCTCTTCCATGTAGTAGATGCAAGTGCGGATCAAGTTCATCAGATCGCTGGACTCCTCCCACTTGGGCAACACACGCTTTTCAAAGGTAAAATCTGCGGCAGCACGGAAGTTCTTGCCACACCCCCTCCACTTGTCTTCCATCTGGTGACGGATGCGGGGGTCACAGAAAGCGTTGGTCCACATGCGGGTAAAAGGGTCCAGCACTTGCTTCAAGACCTCAAAGTCATCAAAGATGACATGCCCTGTCTCATGGTCCAGGTAGCCCTCCATTGCCTCCAGGAGCCCTTCTGGGGCGTCCTCTGGGATGGCTGGCAGCACAATGTTGCGCCCGTCCGTGTAGCACTTGTCTCCGTGGTGGCTCACCCGGATGTCATAGCGATCACTGAGGATGCGTGACACCTTCTCCAAGCTGGACTCATAGACCTCTTGTTGCCTCATGGCATGACCCTCTTGATGAGTTTTTGCAGCGTCTCACGGTCTTCAATGGGGGAGCGGTTGATGAAACAGTACGTTGCCGCCCGGAGCGGATTGCCCCACACTGCGTACTTTTCCGCCCAGTTCACCACGTCACGGGTTGAAATGGGGGTGGACAACTGCTTGTTTTGGAACGCCTCACGGATGAGGTTGGCGGCAGCTACCATCATCTCTGCCTCATCCTGGTCAACATCATCAGGGAACCGCTTGAGCAGGATTTTGGCTTCCTCTTCCGGCGGAAGGTAGTCCATGATGACACAAAGCTGGTAGCGGTTGATCTGACTAAAGTTTTGGATGCGCGTGCCTGCACTGTAGAGCCCGGTGTCATCACCGAGCCCTGCGGTGTTTGCGGTTGCCACAATCAGGTTGTCCTCATGGAGTGTGACAACCTCTTCACCCTTCTCAAGCAGCATCAACTGGCTGTGCTCCTCAAGGGGGCGCTGAAGCACAAAGCTGCACTCCTCAGAGATGGAGTCCCACTCATCAAAGATGATGATGGTCCCCGGCAGGAGCATGGCTTTGGGGAGAATGCCGTGGGCAAAATTCATCTCCTTGCCCTTGACGATCCACTGCCCCACAAGGTCTGCACGGCTGATGCCAGCGTCAAAATTGATGCGGACACAGTTATAGTTGAGTCTGGCAGCGATCTGCTGCCAAATGGACGTTTTGCCGGACCCAGAGGGACCGTAGCACAGCACCTTGTTGCGCTTGTGGAGCCCCAGGAGCAAGACCGGCGTGTATTCCGGGTTGAAGACATAGGTGGGATCAATGGGTGGAGTGAGCGGTCCTGGGCTCTTGTAGCCCCACACCATCTTGTCTTTTTTCTTTTTCTCATTCCAGTAGAACCCAAAGGTTTCCAGCACACTGTACTGCTCTTTGGGACGGTCCAGGTAGGAGAGGGAGCCCTCACGGATGGCAGCGCCCAGTGTCAGGGGCTCCAAAGGCCAGTCCGGATAGCGTTCCTGGTAGTCCGTTGGTGACATGCCGTGCATCTTCTCAATGTGGGGAGCCATCTCCCGGATGGCTTCACCGCACAGACGGCACACGGGCAAACCCTCACTGCTATACTTCACCTCTGCTGCAACACCCCCGGTCTTCTCATCCTCACGGCTGGCAGGCTCAACTGCCACAGGTTCCTTTTTCACACTCATGGTTTCCTCCATCTTGCCTTGTCTTGGTCTATTAGAAACTAATAGGCGGAAGGTGAATTTTTCACAAAAAAGATCACCACTCTGAAGCCCGTTGTTTCTTTTTCATTTTCCGCCGCAGACGCTCCTCTGGGGAGAGGGTTTCCTCCGGCTTGGCAGGCTCATCTTTGATGACCACCCGGTCCAGGTCCAGTGACTCCTCCACCTTCTTGCCCTGCTTGTAGGCAAACTGTTCCGCCGCTCCTCCAGCCCTGCGGGTCTTCCGCTTGCGCCGCGCCTTGACCTCAACCGTCCCTTTGGGGGTTGCCGCCATAGCGGTAGCTGCCGGGGGGGGTGGGTCCGCAAGCTGCGCCTCAAAGCTGAGGGTTCCGCTGTCCCACTCCAGCACCTTCTCCGGGTCCGCAGGCATGATGTAGTGGTCCTTCTTGCGGTTCATCTTCTTGAGTGCAGTCTTGAAGCTGTAGTTCTTGTCTTTGATGATAGTGGTGGGCGTCCCGCCACGGGCACCATAGCGCACAAAACTGGTTTCCGTACCGTTGCCCCAGGTTGCCCAGAACTTGTTGCTCTTGGCTGTGACACAAATCATGTAGAGGAACCAGTTCTCCCCTCTCAAACTGGCGTCTGTAGCCTCTTCAATGGTCATAGGGTTCAAGGTTGGCATGACAAGCCACCTCCTTTCTCTATTAGAATCTAATAGGCGGGAAGGGGATTTTTCACTCTTCAATGAATTGATCAGGGTCATGGGAAAGGCGGATTTCATCCTGGCCTGTGGTGTCACTGTAGCGGATGTTGATGTGGAGCCCCACCAACCGGGCAGCACGCTCCAGCTTGGGTCCAACAGGGGAACCCTGGGTGTTGGTGACGCCGATCTGCTCCAGGAGGGGCAGGAAGTAGGAGGCGTCCTCAGCCTTAATGACCCGGTTGACATCCTCATAGTAGCGGGTGGCAGGCCACTTGCCACAGGTATCCATCACAATCTCAATGGTTCCAGGTTTGCCGTTGTAGTAGCCCATGAGCAGGCCAGCCAGCTTGTTGAGCTGGGAGTCTTTCATCACGGCAACGGGGGCGTCTTGGGGCTGGGGATTGTTGTTGACGTTGGTGGTCATAGTCTTTTTTCTCCTATTGAAAAAGTTCTTGCTCACGCTTAGAGACAGGGAAAGGGGATTTTTCAGGCGGTGCGGCGCACCATCTCATCACCAAACTTGCAGGCAAAGCCCACGTTCAGCTTGCGGATGGCTTCCTCTTCTTGGGGGCGCGGAACAAACTCAGCAAAGACCTCAACGCCTTTGCACTCTCCGGTCACGCCTGCGGCTTCAATCTCAAAGGTGCGGTCACACACACAAAGGTCATCATCATCAGCGCCACAGCCCTTGCAAATGCCATCCAGGGCTCCACTGTCTTGGAGCATCTGGTTTCTCATGTAGTCTTTCAGTTTCATTGGTTTCTCCGTCTATTGGTTGTCTTGGTCAATGTCATTGAGAAGTTCATAGGCTTCCCACAGTTCATCAGTGTCCAGGTAGGTTTCCTCCAAGTGGCACACAAGCCCGCTGCCATCACGGACAGCGCCGCCACAACACAGCGTCTCATCATCTTCCACATGGAAGGAAACACCGTCACTGTAGCCCACCGCCCGCACCTTGGGGTTCTCAATGAAGCAGCAGTCACAGAAGGTGAGGGTGCGGTCTTCCCGCTCCAGCTTGTGCAGGTGTTTGGCAAGAGCCAGCACCACGCGGGGGGTCACTTCAAAATCCAAGGGGTTGCCAGTCTCTTGGTAGTTGCCTATGGCTTCAAGTATTGCTTGGGGGTCCATGTCTTTCTCCAAAAATGGTTGTTCTGCCTTGTGTTTAGAGATGAGGAACCGGGATTTTTTAGATTGTAGTCCAGAAGAGAAGGTGCCAAGCTGCGGGAACAGTCAGGAGAACCGGACCTTGCTTGACAGATTTGATGATGGCTACCAGCCCCAGGATGCTGATGCAGAGCAGGTCCATTCCCACCAGGGGAAGATCAAGGACGTGCCCAAGAAGGTGGCTGACTGGCAGAAGGACAATCAAAAGGACAGAGAGCCCAGCGCCGGTCTGCAACGGGCAAGAAGCATCATAGCGAACCTTGCGGATCACCCAAAAAAGAATCACAGTGATGATACAAGTTCCAAGATACATTATGTTTTGACCTCCATGTCTTGTCTTGGTGTCAGGTTCGCTAAGACTTAGAATTGAGGAACCGGGATTTTTTGGGATTTGTTTGGAAGTAGCAGGATCGGATCGGATCTGGTAGGGCTTGTCAGGGGCTCAGGGGATCTGGCACTCCACCCACTCTTTCTTGCAGGCTTCCAGCAATTCCTCTTGGGAGCACGCCAGGGGAGCCCGCGCCCAGCCCTCTATGCCGTGCGTCTCTTCATAGAAGTACCATGCTTCCTCTTCAGCATCCCACTGCAAGCTGGAAAACTTCAATGTCTTGAAGAGGTGTTCCATCTCAGCGTCCGCATCAGCTTCCACTTTGTCCAACCACTCCTTCTCCTCTGCTTCCGTCAAGGCGCGATCTTCCTCCGTCTCCGGGGGGCAGTTTTCTGTCAGGTAACTCATCCAGGGGTCATTGGAGCCGTTGCTTTTCCCGCTCACGTCTTCTCCTTTTGCTTGTGCAAGTATCCTTGTCCACATCTCTGTCTTGCCCATCCCCTCATGCCCCACCAACTGGGTCATGCAGCCAGAATGCTCAACCATCAACATCTTTGGCTTCATTTGCTCCCCCACTCTTCCCAGTCTTCATACATGCCCTCTGCTTCCCGCTCATACTCTTCCTCTGCCGCAGCACTGGCCTGTCCCAGCCAGTCATCATAGCTGGCTTCCAGCAGAGCATCCTCATCAGCTTCCGGGAGCAGGTAAACGGTGCCAGAGGAGCCGTCCTCACAGGTCCATTCCCAGACCTCATCCTCTTCATTGTAGGTGAAGGTTTGCTCTGGGGGCTCCGGGGGTTCTGGGGGGCAGGCTGTCTTCCAAGCGTCATAGTTGGCAAAGGGGTCACGCATTGATTTTGTCTCCTTTGTGTTGGGTCATGGTCTTTCCGGCTGGACGGGAGTCGAACCCGCATCTGCCACCTCTTCAGCCGCTCCAGCATGGGCGCCATCACGCTGGAGTAACCTACCAGCGTCCTGATGCAGTGGCGCTCTTGTTTCCCATTGAGCTACCAGCCGTCTGCCACTCTTAGAGACAAGCAACGGGGATTTTTTGCTCACTTGGGATCAAAGCTGTCCATGAACTCCCGCAGGCTCAACTCTTTGCCACTAATGCCTTTTTTGCGGGCGGTCTTCTTTGCCTGAGCAACATGGCGGGTTTCAGCTTCCTTGCCGCGCAACTCCTGAATCTTGTCACGCGCCCGCGTGAGCAGGGTCCGCTTCCGCAAGACAAACTCCCGGATGGGTGTGCCTGGAGCCATCTGCCCCACCTCCTCCAAAATCTCATCCCACGTCTCCCCATAGAGGTGCTCCCTCACGGTCCTTGCCAACGTCTCCTTCACCACCTGATAGGCGTTCTCCAGTTCCTCCACCTGAACCCAGCACAGACAGCCAGACAGCACCTTGTCTTCTGGGACATTGAACTCTTTGTCTTTGAAGAGGTAGGCAGGCTCAGGGGTAAACATCAACGCTCCACAGACTGGGCAAATCATGGCTCCTCCTGGTTCCAGTCAGCCCTCACAGGCATGATGACATGGATGTGGTTCTGCACAAAACCCGGCAGGTTTGCCGCAGCGTCCACATAAGGAATGACAAAGAGAGGCTCCAGGGGTGAGGTCATCCCCAGGGCAACCTTGGGCGTGTGGAGCGTCTTCAGGGCGTCTGCAAAGTAGCCCAGGTCCACTCCCATCCGCAGTTGCTCCGCCTCCTCCAGTTCAACCAAGCTGTAGGTGCCCCTTTGCGCTCCCAACGTGCGCTCCATCTCCACCTCTTCCCGGCTGAACAGTGCCCTGCTGCGGACCCCTTGCACTGCCACATAGCCCCCGTCCTCTTCAGGGACAAAGGTCAAATCCCCCACGTTGGTCAACGGTGTCAGGCGTCCCACAGCTTCCTGCAACCCTCTGCAATCAAGAACGTGGTAGCGCCCCACCTGGCTGAAGGAGATGGATTTGTATTCCGGAAAAGCTGAGGCTTCATTCTCAAGGCACGCTGTGAAGTAGCAGAGCCCTTCTGCCTTGTACTCTATGACAAAGAACTTCTGCCCTCCTTCACGCCCAAGGAACAGCCCCAGTGTCTCATCTGGAGGGAGCACCTGGCAGATCCGTTGTAGCTGGGTGACAAAGGACGGGGGAAAGATGATCCCATCCGTCAAGGGGTCTTCCTCTGGCGCAGAAGCATCACCATCCACCAGGATGAGCCGGTGCCCATCTGTCAGCACCATCCGCAGGTGGCGCCCCCCGTCAACCCGCTCCACCCGGACCCCAAACCGCTTGTAGTCCTCTTTTCCCTTCTGGGTCACTGGGCTCAGAATCTCCAGCAGGGTCCGCAGAAAATCCACTGAAAAATCACCAAAGGTCTGCACAGAGTCAAAACTGGGGAAGCCCAGGGCGGGCTTCTTTTCTGGCTGGTAGACAAGGTTGAACTTGATCCGCTTTGGTCCCTTCACTGTCAGCACGGGCTTGCCCCGCACCTCTTTCCCCTGCTCCAAGACCTTGACCTTGCCCTTGGGCATGGAGTTGACCACGCTCATGAAATCCTTGTAGAGGATTGCCACCTCCCCTTCTGTGGACTCCACATCCTCTCCCAGGAGTGTAGCCTGGTGAAACAACTCAACATTCCCCGCCTCCAAACGCAGGGCTCCGTCCTCCTTTTTGAGCAATACCCTGGAAAACAGGCTGTCCTCTTGCTTCACAATTATGCCGCCGGCAAGAGCCAAAATTTCCATGAGCCGGTCCCTTTCTGCCGTCAATTCCAATCCCATCACATCCTCCTCAAGACATCATCAAACGCGCCATGTCTGCGCGTGTTTTTACCACTGGGGCGTTGTCAATCAGTTCCCGCATTTTGGGGTGGCCTGTGTCATCAGGATCACCGTCCTTCAGCTTCACCACACGCACCTGCTCAAAGGCGTCCATCAAGAACATCATAGCATTGTAGATGGGGGGCTTCATCCCCACAATTCCCCGCTCAATGACTGCCCTTGGAAGTGTCCATGTGTCCGGGTCAAAACACAAAACCACCCTGGTCACGCCACGGTCCATCAGCAATTTGATCTGGTGCCTGCTGATTTTGTTGCCAAAGCAGGCAACCGCATCCTGCCCCACCCTCATGGCTGAGAAAACACCCTCACAGATCACCGTCTCCGGGTAGGTTGTGGCTTCATCCAGGTTGAACAGGCAGACCGCCGGTGAGTACCCTTTGGGAGAGCGGTACTTGGGGAAGTTCTCCCGGTTGAGCGCATCACGCGCCTGCCAGAACATCAGCTCATCCCCGTGCATAGCTGGGATCACCAAGCAACCTGCATACCTGCCAAAGAGACACCCCCCAAACCTCAGCCGCACCATCAGCTTCATTGAAAAGCCCCGTGAAAAGGCATAGGCGTTCACAGTTGGGATATCCGGGTGTCCAAGTGGGTAGTAGCTGGCAGGCCACTCCAAGGGGGGTTTCTCTTCCACATGGACCGGCTCCTGGGCTGAGGGTATCTGCCCACGCATCTTTCCCCCAGAGAGCCGGGAGCGCACCGCCGCAGTGAAGGAGCCGCCGGAGCGCCCCCTGTCCCCACGGAACTTGTGGGCGATCACCTCTGCTTGGAATGGATTGCAGTGGGTCAACTGCTGGACCAGATCCTTGGGGTCTTTGGGAACCCACTGGCACCTGTAGCAGACAGCCGTGCCCTTGGAGAAGTTGATTGCAAAAGGATTTTTGGAGCCGCCACAGACTGGGCAAGGCATACGGGCTTCATCTCCGCTCCCGCCCTGTGACAGCTTGTAAGGAATGCCGTGTGCAGCCAAAAATGAACGTGCGTCAAAACTCATTTCCTTTGCCCTTTCTATTAGAAACTAATAGACTCACGGGCAAATTTTCACTTCTTTTCCTCTTTTTTCAGCCGTGCTTCCTCCTTCCGCCTCTTGTACTCTGCACGCAACTGCTTGGGGGTCTTTCCGCTCCTGCGGGCAAGTGTCATCCGGGCAAAATCACACTGGAGCGGTCCAATGGTGATCTCACTGCGCCCATCCCGCGCCTTGTCCACAAACAGGCGCAGTTCATCCCTGGTGCGCTCCTCACGGGTCTGGTTGATCACAAACACATAGTCTGCCGTGGCTAACTGGTCCCAGCTTGCCGCTGCATCTGTGCCATCCGCAGTCTCCTTCTTGGCTCCGCTCCGGTTGATCTGGGCGGCAGTCCACCCCACACACTGCATTTCCCCGCAGAGCCCACGGAAGTCCTCAATGATTTCCTGCAACTCAATGTGGCGCTGGTCCCGGAACACCTTGGGCTTGACGATCCCAGCATAGTCCACCACAATCATGTCTGGCTTCCACCTGTGGACCCGCTCCAGGGTCTTGAGGTGACGCCGGATATCATCAATGGTCCTGCTCTTGGTGGGATACTCTTTGATCATCAATGACATGGGGAACCGCTG